TGATTTAGATTCTGATTATAAAGTTGGAAATAATTGGTCAGAAACACACTGATGGAACAACAAGAGTTATTTCCTAATAAAGAGTTAGTAAACCTAGATAACTCACTAAAAAAGTGTATAAGTTGTCACAAAGATTTACCATTAAACTGCTATAAACCAGTGGGTGGCTGTAGAAGAGTAGATGGAACACCAAAGTTAAGAAACAAATGTGACTCTTGTTACAAACAAGATCAAAAGCAGAGAGATATTTTATTAAAAACAACTCCTCGTCCAGATAATAATTACAAATGTCCTATTTGTTTATACACTGAAGGTCAATTTTCAAAGGCTACTGTTGATGCATCAACACAAAATCTTAATGCTAGTTGGTGTTTGGATCATGACCATATGACAGGAAAGTTCAGGGGTTGGTTA